AATTCCTGACCATGCCAACGAACGTAACTCCACTGTTCGCATTGCTGTATAGTGAAGAACTTGAGCAGCAATCTTACCTATAACCCAGCCTCCATACCCATTCAGCGCCCTCTGGAATTCGTGAATGCGATGCATAGGTAGGAAAGGGTAGTTGTTTTTTCTGTAACCCTTCATTGCCCCAACAAGGTCTGGAGCCGGATTATATTTAGCTCTTCCGGTTACTATTGCGTAGCTGAAAACCTCGCCACACCTGCGACGAGCCTTATCAGCCCGTTCCATTGCCCCTCTGTCCTCAAATAGCCTGATCACCTTCAGTAGCATCATCGGCTCCACCTCTTCCATTCTCAGATGTCCGATGAGCGGCAATATATCGTCAGTGAACATGTTCATCATTTCGTCAGCATATCCTTTCGACCATACCTTCGATTTATGAGCATGCCACTCCCTGAAGATATCACCGAACGAATCAGCTACTTCTTCCTTTTCCTTCTTCTTTATAGCCTGTTTCTGTTCTGATGGGTCCACGCCAGCAAGCAGCTTCATTTTCGCGTCAGACTGTTTTGCCCTGGCTTCGGTAAGGGAGATTTGCGGATAGGGACCGATGACCAGCGTCTTTTCCTTTCCTTCGAACCGGTAGCGCATTCGCCACACCTTTTTGCCTGATGGAGGTACGAACAGGAACAGGCCTCCAGAATCAGCAAGGCGATATGATTTTTCTGCAGGTTTTGCTGCGTCAATTTGCTTAACCGTGAGCATGTGGGCATAAATCCGTGGTCATTTTAACATGTGCCCACAATATGCCCGCATTATTGTGCGGTAGTCAACGATCTGCTACGAACGTCTAAGAACTTATTTTTGGTATAAGTAGTGATTATTAAGGGGATTCTAGAACTGTAACGAACGAGGAAGAACTGAAAAGTGGTGTCCCCTGCAGACACCTAATGAATGTCGTAAGTGCAGGGGATTTATGATGAATTACAGGAGTGAAGAATTTTATGCCCGCATTTATGCCCACAAAGGCAATTCATGAGACATTTTGAAGGGGTGAGAAGTGGCTGCGTTTCCAGTTTTGATAGTCGGCATAAACCCACCTGGATGCGCTGCCGATTTTGTGCGGGGAAGGCAATTTACCTTTCTTTATTTCTGAGTAAATGAACGTTTTACCCATGCCAGAATCCTCCATCATGAACTTTAAGTCAACAAGTGAGTCGTCGCGTAATTCGCGCATAGGTTTTATCTCCGGTTTGGGAATCGAACTTGGAGGGAAGGGATATCTTGAGAAATGCACAGGCCTCACACTCGATGAGGCTGTGTGATTACATTGTTACTCCGCGTCGGTGGCGAGAATTTGCTGGTCTATCTCGTATAGTGCTTCTGCAAACTTCATTTCCATGCAATGCCTTAATGCTTTAAGTGCCTTTTCTTTGGTGCTGTATTGCGCAATCCCTTTCTGTGATGCGGAGCGGGGTCTTTCTTCATTTTCAACCCATCCGTCACCATGAGATACAGTGGATGACCATGATTTATATACACGGCAGGAATATGTGTTGATAGACCAACCGTTAACATACTGGGTGATGCTATCTGGTACGCCTACATCGCGATCTGCTCCATAGTCAGACCATCTAAGCGATCGGTTTATATCCATAAGGCGAACAGCGTTTTCAAGTTGTTCTTTTTCTCGTTTATTCATTGCCATCATCTATCTCCAATAAAAAACCCGCCGTAGCGAGTTCAGATAAAAAAATCCCCGCGAGTGCGAGGATTGTTATTTTTGCGGTGCTGAGAGCCGAGCTGCTGCGCTTCAGCATCTGTGGACTCTCCCGATAAGCAAACAAGCACCCCGAAGAGCGCTTGTTTTATCTTTCAGCATAAGATAGTTACGTGCTGAATGACATGCGAACGTATAATCTTCACATGAGGTATGTTAAAAGCTATCGCATCATTGGAGCTTGAAGTCGTCGATATCATCTACAAATTCCAAATACCCATCTTCAACGTATTTTAAAACAAGTAAATGCTTAATTCCCTCACTTAATGAGGTTGGCCTTTCAAGCACAAACTCGAACCCATCCTCGTAAATTTTGCCTAACCAATAACCACCGCCATATTCCTTAAGCCTTTGAAAGAAAACATATCCTCCAGGCTTGAAATAATTGAGTGTCTCGTCTCTATAAACGATTTGGTAGTTAGGTACTTTGCCACCCATTTTAGCCACCATATATACTGTGTTTTTGTACAGTATAAATTAAAGCAAATGTTGGTCAATTTTGAAGGGTTAGATAATAACTTAACTCTGAAAACAAATTGTTTACGGCTTCTGCTATAGTTCAGTTTGATCAATAATCGCGAATGCTTTCGAACTGTCTTAACTCCTTATCAATCAGTCGCTTACTCTGCTGACGAGCTCGATGTTTACAGGTTCTCAATTCAGCATCATATCCGTTTCCTTTTCTGTAGCCTCGTGAGCGACACAACGAACAGGTACAACCATCAACCGAATAGAATTTCCCAAATGGTTGCATTACTTTTCCTCCTGCGGCGGCTCTGGTAGCGGCATCCAGTGTGATGGTTTCCACGACGCCCCAGGAATTAGCCACCCATCATTAGTGTCAGGATGCCACGGGATGTAAGTCGCCCATTTCATTCGCCAGTCACCTTTCCTGCCAAACTCTCTGGCAACAAGAACGCCAGTTTTGCTATCCGGCATTCGCTCACTACAGCTTATCCAACCATCCTGAGTTACCGGAGAGTTGCCATTCACATCGAAATTTGGCTTTGCGTCCTGAACCAGAAGGATGTAACCGTTCTTGGCTGTGTCCAGTTCTGATACCTCGGTGACAGTACCGAAATAGCGATTACCTAAATCAGCATCACAAGTGCTTACATCAATGGAAACTTCCATGCCTTCGATTAATTCTGGCAAGTTGTAAGTTTGGCTTACAGGTTGGCTACCCTGAAGCATGGCGGCGCGGCAGGCGTTCCAGGTGTTCCAGTATTTATTCCACATCGAGTCGCTACGGTATTTGTCGTCTACTCGGAACTGGCGCACAAAGCCTTTGGTATGGCCGGTATAGTCCGCCACCCAGGCTTCAAAGACGTCCCGATTGGTTTCATCGTCCAGGATGTTCACCGGCAGCGGCATCATCTGCGGAACGGTATAGAGCGCAATGTCTTTGCCGAAACCGTAGGAGTTTGGCCACAGGTGCGCGTAAGAGTGCCCATCAACTCCTTCCAGGCTCTCCAACTCCTCCGCGTCGGTATAGGCCACTGGATCGCTGTTTAGGGCCACAGAAAGCAGCATGCGCGCCATCACTGAGCATTCAAACTTAACGTCGCTACCATTGTCCTCTTCAGCGATTTCACGCAGGCGCTCAACGTCCATCGTCTCGTTCGCCAGTGTTAGCGGCTGCGGTTTCAGGCTGATATGCTGCTGTTTCGCTTCCATCTCTTTTACGCGCTGTTCGGCGGCGCGTACCTTGTTGTCCAGCTGCTCTATGACGGAAGCTACTGCCTCATTGAACGTAGCCACAACACGTAGAGATCCGTCTTTCTGCGGTTCGATGATGCTCCCAACGGTGCGCTCTGAATCGTCTAGTGCCTTCTCAATACCAATGATATAAGCCTCGGATTGGATGATTAGTGTCATTTGCTCTCCGAAGTAATGGAGTTTGCACACTTGTCGCACCAATAATGAGTCAGACCATTAACATTCAAACGGTAAGAATCGTTATAGCATCGAGGGCATTGGACCAAAACGCCACCAGCAATAATGGCTTCGCGGGATGGGATATGGTTTTCGGTAGGTTGATGTGGCTCATTTTTCATCATTGCCTCGACGATCTCATTGGCAATAGAGTGCATGCTCTTCCAGTAAACCTTGTCTGCAAAATTATCAGACTTCAGCCACTGATTACGTACGGCGGCACGAAGCGCGGCGATAGCGCGAATATTTAAACCTTCAGGGATCGCCGGATAGTTGCACCAGTGGATAATATGATTTGAGTCGTACTTCTTCCCCTCAACAACTATTGCGATGCCTGATCCTCGGGTATCGCGACCGAATCCGATACCCAACAAATGACCGCTCTCATCCCAGGCAATTACGCGCGCTCCGGACACAGGCCGCTCTTGCGGGAAATATGCTGCAAATTCACCTTCCGCAATACGGAGTCTATTTCCTTTGGGGGTGGCATGCAGCGGAGCGGCGTTTTTATTCAAGAAATCCAATGCTGGCGCGGTCTGGATGGCACGCAGCGGCTCGGCGTTGAGCATGGCATTGCGGCAGGCGTTATAGCCTTGCGCAAAGCTCTTTTGATAAAGATTCATGTCATCAGATGTCGCCATTTCATCAGGCACTACCGGCGCAGGCTGCTCTTTGAATTCGTCGGCATAACGAATAACCCGGTCAATGAGACGCTGTATCCAGCGCTCTATCTGGAAATTAAACTCTTCCTTTGATTCAGGTAACGCAACACCAACAACACCCAACGCCTTGTCCAGATTTTTAGGGATAAATTCTTTGTCTACCGGCACAGGCTGGGCGTGACGATAGAGCGGGATATCTCCCACCTCCTGGTTTTGTTTACCCCAAATCAAAGAGGTTTCTCGCCCCCTGGCAATGTGACGAAGATTTCGTTCGTCGGTGAACACAACGGGGTCGGCACCTTTCTCCGCTTCGAGCGCTGCCAGCGCTATACGTGCCAGCTCCTCCGCCTCTTCTGCCGGCAGCATAACGTTGCTATCAGCTCCATATGTTTCGCGCCAATGCTGAATTTTGAGCAGGCGTTCTTTGGTAATAGTCATGGTGTACTCCAGTTATCTTCGATAGCCACACTAAGTCGGTGCAGCCAGTCAGCTAATTTCAGCATTGCTTCGCGTTCGCTAAGCCCTTCCGGAAAATCTTCAAGTTCAACGAAAGGCTTAAACCGCCCGAAGGCGTCGTTCTTAACTGTCAGCTTCTGTTCAAGTGTGGTCTTCTTAACCTTGCTGTGATGCCGTAGAAGGTAAACAGACTGAGATTTTTCGGTTTCCGGATCGTATTCGTAGGCAGTTAGAATCATCTGGCTGCCGCCGCGATTTAATCCTCGCCACATAGCCACGTCCCCTTGCAGGTAATAGCGTTCATGGGTTAGTCCTCCCTGTACGGATTTAATTTGTTGTGCAGTTTGTTAAATGGCCCCCATACGATGGAGCTATACCACTCGGCTATTTTTTTCTGCCTGTACGCCTGCTAACCAGATGAAGAATATCGGTGATATTGGAACCATTAAAATAAGAAAGAGAAGGAAAAATAGAGCCTCTTTAAACCGACTTTGACGTGGATAATTCTTCCGGAATATTTTGGTCATTTCACATCCCCTTACCGATGCCAGCGGCGTTTAATTTCTGCCGTAATTCTACTAATTTGGTTTGTACCGCTCTTTGCCTGTGCCATTGCAGGACGAGCATTTCGGACTACCGTTGTGGTCGTAATAACCACTGCCGTTACACGCCGTGCAGGGACGCAGCTTCCAGCCAAAAACGAAACGTTGGTAATATTCAGTTCGACGAACTTTGCGTTCGTGGAAGTTACACATCTCACCCCCTCTCAATACGCAGCGCCTGTTTGTCGATGTAGCTCATTGGGCAGTCTCCGGTGGATAACAAATATCGTCGAAATATTTTTCTGCTACGCACATGTTGAAGTGATCGAGATTCATCTCCTCCACCTGGAGTTTTGCCCCAACAATGCCTGTGCATCGATTGACGTAATACCGGTTTTCTGTGGATTCCGCTACCCACTCCATAAGGTCTTCGGTGACACTTTTTAAGCAACGTAAGGCGTAGTCCAAATCAGTAAAATTCTGAGCATCAGTGATGCAGGAGACGACATAATACGTGGTGACTTTTGGCCCATCAGCGCGTCGTTTAAGCTCTCTTTCGATAGCGTTTTTCAGATCAACCAGTTCATGGTCATTGAGTTTGTCGATGTTGCTCATTGGTCTGACTCCTCGCATTTGTGACTTTCTGGATCATCGGCTTTGAAATAACCGCCGCAGATTTTGCAGGGTATCGTCGGCACTTCGTCGTAATTTGAGGTTCCCGTAATCATGACTGCACTCCTTTGCGAAGCTGGGCGGCGATACCTTCGAGAACGCCATCGGCGAATGAGCGATCAAAATCGCCTTCCGGCGCATCAGCCATAAATTCTGTGGAGGTCAGTATCATTCGTGCGATGTCCGCAGCGTTCTTTGCTG